CTCTATCCAATCTCATGATTGAGCTAATAACCGAGGTATTTCCACCTTGTAATCTAGTTTGCTCTACCTGTGCTTCTTCCAGTGGATCTCTGCTAAATCCTTTAATAATAATTACATCTGGATATTCGCTTTCTAATGAATTATCTACCCATACTCTTTGATATTCCATAGCATTGAATATTGATTGTTGAATACCATCAATGAAGTAATTTCCCCATCTATCCACTGTGCAGTCTGTACGGAAAGATTTAAGCTTTATTGCTTTACCTGAAACAGTTCCTCCATTATCTAATCCATATAAGCTAGGATTTAAAGGAGTGCAAATATAAAGGATAGTGAATAATATCTCTTTTACATAAGATATATGCCCTTCAAGCTTTCCATCCCAGGTTACATAGTTTACATCTGGAGTATCGTTAGAATCTCTAGTAATATACTTTTCTCTTACTGTAGTTCCTCGTCTTACTATACCTTCTTCATCCTCTTCTTCATTCTCATCTATCTCAGGACCAGTAACAGTAGGATCTGAATATTTATCTAATAATTTACTCATTAAACTTATTCTACTATTTAATTCATCAAACAAACCCTCTAGTCCGTGGTAAATAGAATAACCAAAGTAATTATCCATTGCTCTGAAAAAAGGTATAAAAATAAGGCTGCAAGTTGATAGTTTGGTATCCTCTGCATCCTCTAAGTCTGGGAAAAAGTCTTTTATATTTTGCTGCTTTGTTAGTTTATCTCCCCTTATTTCAAACACTTGATAGTAAATCCACCAAGTACCTGTATCTTTATTAATCTTATGGGTTTCTAAATATCTATATTCCTTAGTTCCAAGAGCCTTGTCCAATTTAAAAATCCAGCTTAAAATATGTTCATCTATCCTGCCTCTTAAATCTTTATGGATAAAGTATTTATCTGGCTGAATAAACTCAATTATGCTTTTGCTATTCTCCAAGTATGTCTTTGCTAATATTCCACCTTTAGCAGCACAATCAACTGAGCTTTCTTGAAGCTTAATATGCAGCTTATTATATTTTTGAATATCTGTAGCGATTTCTTGCCCTTTAACGTTTTTATCAGATATATCTATCATTGGAGCGTATCTAAATAAAAGGTCACTCACAAGCTTTGGCAACTCTGTGGCTAACGGAACCGCAATATAAAGATTCTCTATATCATCATATAGTTTTTCTTTAATCTTACGTTCTTTCCTGAGCTCCTTTGCTCTTTCAACAAATAACTCCCACTGCTTATTATCAAAGAGCTTCTTATAATCTTCATACTGCTGCAATCTATTTCTATCCTCTTGGCTTGGGAATGTGTCTCCTGCTTTATACATTTTCTCACCACCTTTACAAGTATTTTGGTTTACTTTTAGCTTTAGCTGTTGTTTTAACTACATCACCAAACACAGTGTATATAGCATAACGTATTTTATCCATAGCATGGTCATTTTGCTTTACTGGCTTATCTTCTCCATGCTTTTGTGCTTTTTCATCCCATAGATATGAACCAAATTCTCTAATGTCCATTTCACAGCTTGGATCTAAAGTAAATAAGCCAGATGTTAAGTATGAAGCTACTGTTCTTATTCCGTCTAATACATCATTATTTGCTTTTTTTACTTTAGGAAGCTTATATTTGCTCTTCTTAAGTTCCGCTATAAATGAAGCAGCTGACGGGTCCACAATTATGAATCGAACATATCTTTTGTCTATTCCAATAAACTCAACAATGTCTTGAGCATATTCTGAATCTGTTTTCTGTTTATTTTCGCTTCTACCATCATAATAATAAGATCTAATTTGATGTACCCTTTTGCCTTTAACTCCAAACAAGCCAAAAGTACAAGGGTTTTGAGTTCCATAGTCACAGGAAACAAATAAATAATCCCATTCCTCTTTAATCTCTTTGATGTGCTTTTCATCTGAGAACATATCATAAATTATTCCTTCGGCCATTACCCAAAGTCCTAAGATATATCTCTTGAAAAATACACCTGAGTACATCTTTCTATATCTTTCTTTTATAGATTTACTCAATGATAAATTATCATCCATAGTGAAGTGAAGATATAGAATATTTTTCTCTTTGATTTTATCTATCCAGTTTAATTTAAACCAATGATATGGACCATCAGGATTACAATTAAACCAATATTTAGAGCCTTCAACTGAGCAACGTCCTGTTGCCTGATTAACAAAGCTTTCAGGCATCAATGCAACTTCATCAAAGAATACTCCAGCAAGTGTAATACCTTGTATTAAGTCTTGAGAGCGTTCATCTTTACCACCAAATATATAAAAATAGTTTGTCTTTCCATTCTTACTTATTACAACAAGGTTGTCTGCTCTTAAGTCCTCAACTTTATATCTCCTTGCCTTAAGCATCAACTTTAGCCAAAATAAAACATTACGTCTGAATGAACCTATAGTCTTACCACACATACCAAAATTGTTGCTATCAAAGGTTTCCATTGCCCATATGACAAATGATAAAGACATTGAAAGAGTCTTACCGCTTCTTATTGATCCATCAGCGATAATTCCATCTTTCTCTTTAACTGGAGAATTAGGAAGCCACCAGGTTAATACTTTCTTTTGTTTAATTGAAAATGGGCTAAATTTAAATACTGCTTTTTTTATTTTTCTAATCAGTGCTTTCATCTGCCCACACCTCTGCTACTTCACCTTTTAGAGCTTCCATAAAGCCATCATCTTCAAACTCTTCCTCTTCTTCATTGCCTGCTTTAATCTTAGCTATTTCAAGTTTCTGCTTTTCAATATCAAGCTTTTCTTTGGTTGCTGTATCAAGTAAATCCATATGGTTAGCAAGCCAATCAAGAGCTTTCATTTTGTCCTGAAGCTTTATGCTTGCCCCATCCTTACCCTGTTTAACCTCGCTTATGATAGTTCCATCTACTTCAACTGATTCCTTAAACTTAACTGTGTTAACTAGCTTGGTTACTATCTCACCTGTCTCCTTGTCTTTTAAAGGTCCATACATTGTCATAACAGGAATTTCTTCTTGTCCAAACTCAACATATTCAGTTATATCTGAAAAGGCTATATCAATGTACTTTTGAAGCACATCCCCAGGCTCTAGCATTGCTCCTTTTAGCTTATCTGCTTTAAGCTTAGTTATCTCTTCTTTAACTTTAGCATTTCCTAGCAATCTTGAGCCATTTACTAGTGCTACTTGATAGCTGCACCCATAAGCCTTTTGATAAGCTTTAGTAGCATTAAAGCACTTTATATAATAAATACAAAAAAGCCTTTGCTTATCGTTAAGTTCAGAGTTCATTATCTCTTCTACTTCTTCAAGCTTAGGCTCTATCTTTTTAGTACCTTTTTTATTAGTAACGTTCCTTTTCTCTTTTGGTAACGTTCCTTTTAATTCATTATCCCATTTATCTGTACTTTTCCACTTTCTTATTTGTGTATCTAATACTCCAAGCTCTGCTGCTATATCTTTTAGTTTCATTCCTCCATTTGAGTTTAGATACATTTCTTTTGCCTTATCCCTTGATGGGCTTCGCTCTCTCGGCATATCACCTCACCTGCCCTAATTGGTTTATTATTTTTATGCATGAAAAAGAGCCTTATTTACTAAGACTCTTAAATAAATTCTCGATTAACGGCAATACATATTTTCCAAATAAAGTACCAAAAATAAAAGCTATTACTATTTTATAAGTTTCCTTTTCTAGTTGTAATAAAAATATCTTGCCTCGCTTTTTAATAAATTCCTTAAACTTGTCTTTTTTAGTTTTTCTTGATTCGATTATATATTCTATACCTTTATCTGATAAGTGAACTTTATCTGACCATATCTGTATTACATTATTTTTGTATTCTGAATGCACTCCCCCACCACTCATATAATATTTATTATCAGGATTATACTCTATATTTAAATATCCAAGTCTTCTCAGTTGTTCAATATAAAATACTAATCCTTGGACTGCAGCATAGCGGTTATTTTCTTCAGCCAAACCATAATCAATGTGTATTATATCTTGACCTTTATTGAATTCCATGTCATATATATCTGACAATATTCTTTTCTGTAATTCATTAATTAGCTCCATATCTTTCACCTCTCCTTCACATAACAACTTCTATGTTCCAAGGAGGGTTCCTACAACTTTAAGAATTCGCTCCAAGTCATAATCCTTAAATTTTCTTTATCAGGAATATTGCTCTGTTGAATAAAATTCTTTGCTGACTCAATTGTTTTAAAAGCTAAGGCTTCTGAATTGGCGCCATCTAACTTGCTTAGTGGGCTTCTAATCAAAATATTGATAATATAATAATCATACATATTCTCATCCCCTTTCTAACTATATATTTCTACATTAAAAGAGGATATTCCTTCAAATTTTGTCTCAATGATCCACTTCTGCCTCTATAATAGCTGTCCTTCCTATAATCTCATATAGCCATTATTACTTGCACAGTGTATACTTTAAATACAACTTGTTAGGAGGAAATCATATGCATATAGTAGATATCATTAAAGAGTATTTGCCTACTATAAATCTGTTTTTTAATTGTATTAAGGCTCTTTTAGAAATTAAAAATCTATTAGGGGATAATAAAAAAAACTTAGGTGATTTTTCCCTAAGTTACTAGAATAAGTAATTAATAAAAATATGACAAGCTATTCTCGTATATATTTTCATTAATTATCTATTTTGCCTCAAAGCTCCCTTTACTCTTCTAAATACCTGTCCTTCCTCCATAAGCTGCTTGCTTTCCATGACAGAGCAATAGTGTCTACATCTTTCTATGTCTCTTTGCTTGTTTTTATCACCTATAAAATGCTTGCATAGTTTGTCTTTTCTTCCTATAGGCTCATAATAATCGCATATCTCTTCATCCATTACTATTCACCTAGCCTTTTATAATATAAAAAACACCAGTATTTCTACCGGTGTTTTGATCTGTTGCCACACAGATATGTAAGCCCCTGCTGGCAACTATCTAATTTTTCTTACTATAACCATTATATACCTTGACGTACCCTTGTTACTGCAAAGTTTTTAATAAAATCCTTATATTACAAACTAATTCTCATTTATTGTTACTAAATCTCTTTGTGCATATATTACATTCTTTTTGCAGTTTGAACATGTTTCTATTAAATTTTCTGTGTCATTATCAATCCAACCATAGCAGTAATATACAGGTTTTCCGTTATCATCATGATATTCTATACTTGGTTTGCCTTTTCTCTTAACTTCACCATTTTTAACTGCTTTACAACTCATTTCCTATCTTCCTTTCTTTTACATTTTTTACTTAGTTCATAAGTATGCAAGACGAATTAATAATAATCTTTAAGTGTTGTATAATCCTCTTCTAAGATTAGTGGACAAGAATCTTTTTTTATTGCAGAATTTCTAGCTAAATCACAAGGCTCATTATCTGTAATTTTTCCATGTCCGAATGGACAATCTTCACAAGATTTAGGCAGTTCATCCACTATTATTACTTTAACTTTCATAAAATCCCTCCTGTCCTTGAAAGACGAACTATGACATTTCATATTGCACTCGCAAATCTTCTATATTTGCACATTCATCTTTTATAAACCAAGTACAACTATCATCATGCTCATTTTCTTCTGCTTCTTCATCAGTTTCAGGTCTTACAAAGTATTGAAACTCAACATCTCCATAATTTCTATCATCACAATTTAAAACTTCTTCAACGAATCCAAGTGCAGTTTTCAGTCCAATATAACCTGCTTCTTCATTACCCTCACTGTATTGGTTTTCTGCAAGTTGTGATTTATCTAAAGATGGCTCACAATCCTTTCTAATAAGGTTACTTGCAGTTCTAAGGTCATTATCTTCAACGAGTGTTGCTAATACATTTAGCATTTCTTTTCTTCCTAAACTCATTTCTACTTCATCTAATGCCATAGCCATATTAGCTAGTGCTTCTTTGCACAAATCTTTTGCTCTTTTACCTATTAAGTTATTTAATTCCTCCGAACCTTCGTGACTACAACATACCGAACTATACTTATTAACACCTTCAGTAATAACTATTTGTGTCATATCCATTGGTAACTCTTTACCACATATTAAACATTTACCCATCATAATTCCTCCTTTAAATTTGTTACGCCTTATTTTCAGACATTCAATTTTAATTGGACTGGTATATATTGCTTTGGTTCAATTTCATTGCCTTTAATGCTTTGTCTCAACCCAAGATTTAAAATACCTTGTGCTTCTTCTAACAAGCTTTCTTTAGATTCTGTAGTATCGTTAAACCTTAAAATATATAGCTTTCCCAATGACTCCACAGCTATATAATTATTTGCTCGTATAAGAACTTTACTCGTTGTTCTCATTTTTTATATCCTTTCACAAAGACACAATATTCTTAGTTGTTATCATGAAATAAGAACTATTTTGCAAATGTTACACTTGCTATTTCTCCGTTATCTGCTACAAAACTTACCGTAGCACCTCGGCTTATTTGATCAACTTGTACTTTTAAACCTTATTTTTTGGCTTGTGCAATTAGTTCTCGGATTTTACATTTATAATAAACAGGATCATCTTTGCTCAATTTCATATCAATTGCTCCCCATTAGCCTTATTTTCAGCTGTTGCAGCTTTTACAACAGCTGAATTTTGTTAAACTCTTAATCCCCTATGATATGCAAACAACTCTCTAGCTTCCTTGAGCCAATAATATACGCTTCTTTCACTAGCTCCTATCTCTAAGCTTGCAGAAACTACTCTATTTTGAATATCTCCTATGCTCATTTCTTTATCTGCATCTTTAAAATATACTATTTCTATTACATGAGTCATATATGATTTCCATGAGGATTTAAACTCTGCTATTACCCTTTCAACTGCTTCCATATCTTTTATTTCAGCTATCTTTTCATCTACAGCTTTTGCAGCTGCCATTAGTGCTGCTTCAGTTGGCTTTGATATGCCATCTTTTACACCAACTTCTCTTTTGTTCATTTCTTCAAGTGCTTCATTGTATATTTTGTTTTTATACTTCTCAGCTGATTTTCCGTTCTGTGCATAAAATCTAAATGCAGCCGTCGCATAATCTCTTAAATAATCCTTTTTCAAACCCATCACTCCTTTTTTACCTCACTGAATTTGCACCAGTCACTCTCTGGACATCTGTAGCATTCATCTTCGCACCATTTCCAACCTTTAAATGCTTCTTCTTTTTTTCTTTGTTCTATCCATTTTTCTTCCCATCTATCTGCTCTACTAGCTGCTTCACAAAGTCCTAAGACAACTGTGCCTGTTACCCATACGAGAATTAATATTACTATCAACTTCAACATAGTATTTTCCTCCTCAATACTTCTCCAGTTGTGCTGGTTATTACCCTTGTTTCAAAACATATATCAGCATCTATCTTCTGTCCTGTATGCCAGTATTTACAGGTCACTAGCTTGTCCTCTTGTTTGTTAAACTCTATTGCCTTCCTCTGTAGCTCTTTAGCTTTCTCATTGTTGCCTATCATTTGATTTATAATAGATCTTAAAGAATAACTAACTACCTCAGGACTCATTATTTTTTCCTCCTCTAATTTATTCTCTTTGCTGCTTTATACTCTAAAATTTCACTTTCAAATCTAGTTATTAATGCCTTTTCGTGATTTATATCTTTTTCCAATGTTTCAAACTCTTTTATTAAGTCTCCATCCCATGATCCAAATTCTCCGTCAACTATTTTTCCTTGCTTCTCTATATTAATTGCTACTTGCTTTTGCAGTGCATGTTTACATGCATACAGCTCCACAAGTGTTAACGCTATTATATGTTTACTCAATTCCTACTCCCCCTTAATCCTTATAGGATAAACTTTATATAACCGTTCAAACTCTTGTAAACCCTTTATCTTAGCCTCGTCATAGTGAAGATTGCATAAAAAGATTTTATTTCCATTGCTTAAGCTATAAACTACTCCTTGCTTTCCACATACACTACAGATTGACTTCTTAATGCATAGATATAAGTATTTGTTTATATCATCTGTACGCTCTATTGCGTTCTCTGAAAGTGGTATATCATTATCAATGCAAAAGTCTATCAAGTAGTTTATAAACTCTCGTGCAGTTTCTAGTGAGCAATCTGATAGGCTAAAAGGTTCTATTCCATTCTCATAACAGAACGCTAGTGTAAATAATTGTCTTGCATACTCTGGATCATAACCAGTATATAAACTAAAATCCTTTATAGTTGCAAATACCTTCTTTCTTTGCTCTGCTGTTATCATTCTGCCATCTTCTAGCCTTAGTTCACCTTGTAACCTTCCATTGGTTGAATATTTTAGTATTTCCTCCTTGGATGCATCTGTAGCAACCTGGAGGATTGTCCCTTTATTAGTTTCTTTCATGCCTAAAACTTTTATAGGCTGCCACATTGGATGCACCTAACCAACTCCTTATTTGCATATATCTAACCACCAATTCATTACATCCTCTGATGTTTTCCATGTGGTTTCTAATCCTTTGGCTTGTCTTACTTCAAGCATCTTTTTAAATGTCCTAATATACTGCTTATAATATGCTGGGAACCTTTTAGCATCTTCTAGCATAGCTTTTTTACCTTTCTGAGGGCACATTATGCATCCAACTCTGCAATATCCTATATCATACAATGGATTATGAGAAAGATTATATATTCTGTGGAATTCCCAAACATCCGAATCAGTCCAGTCTATTATAGGATTTAATGTCCTAGTGTCTTGCTTAATACAAGTTTCAATTAATCTCCTATTGTTCTTTCTTTTGCTGCTTTCGGACCATCTAACTCCTAATACTTTAAATCTTCCTTCTCCACCGTATTCTTTAAGCTCTCTGCAACAATACCGCATTAATCTTGTTGGTGGTGTACCATTTTCTACAATAAGTTTCCATATGCTTTTTTGCGGATAATCTATATTTATTCCCGTGAATTTATCTCTAAGATATCTTATTGTTTGTGGAGCATCTATAGTTGTATGCTGATGATGTATATCAAACTTCACTCCTGAAAGCTGCATAAGTTTATATATTACATCTGAATCTTTTCCTCCTGAGATACCTACATAATAAGGCTCCCTATAAAATGTTCTAATTCTTTCAATTGCAATTTCTATTTTATCTTTACTTTCAAAATTTAATTGGCCTAACACATTCTCAACCTTCCTCAATGTTTTTACACATTAAGTAGGTCATTCCCCAAGGCTACCCATGGATTAAGCTTTAACATGCCAATCCGCAACTAATAGAGGAATTCATGCTTTAACTAAACACCTAAACGGAGCTATTCTCATATAGGATTGTCAATCTATTGCCCTGTGTTGGCTCACTCCTTGCAACCTGTTTTAACAGGATTGAGAATGTGGTATTTTCATTATTTTCATAATTTACACCTCATTTTGCATTACAAGGCTTGTATCTGTTTCAATACTGCTTGTACACAACCTTGTAATGCTGTTTAATTCTGAATTTCTGCTACTTTAGCATTGCAAATACACTTCTATATTCATCTATCCACTCATTTAGCTGCTCTTCATTTTTGAAACATATTGAAGCATTTTCTCTAGTAAGTATTACTCCCTTACCTGTTTCTGCTTCATATAAGCCATTCTCACCTTGAACTTTTATACTCTTTACAACCTTTTCTTCTAAAACCTTTAACCCCTTAGATTTCTCAGCTTCTTCAACATACTTTTCAGCTTCTTCTATAATCTTGTCTACTGGTTCTTCTTTTTCATCCAAAATTTCCATGATTGCATCAACTGCTTCTTTAGTATCAGGATCTTCTTCTTCTTGATGTGCTTTTTCATATTCTGACTTAAGTTTCTTATATGCATTAGTTATCATGCTCTTGCTTAGTTTTGGGAACTCAATAACTAAAGTTTCTATAGCTTCCTTTTGGCTAACTCCCTGCTCTAGAAGTTTTTCTACTCTTACCTTTATTTCATCCTCATACTTTTGCATTGTTTTATTCATAATCTTTTGATCTCCTTTGCACTCTTTTTTTAATTCTAATAATTTGCTTACATCTTCATTTACATACTCAGATAGTCTATCTATTAAATTGTCTATATAGTCCCAGTTTTCATCCGGCAACGCACTTATAAGTGTTGCAGTTATTGTTCTATCTAACGTATCTCTAAATTCAGATATCTTTTCATCTGTTTTCATATCAGCAATCTGCTCTATCAAATCTAGTTGTATAGGTGTTAAGCTTTTTACACATTTCCTTAACTTTTCACCTTTTCTTGAAGACTCTCTTCTTTCAGCTCTACTCATATTCGCAGTTATCCTCGCAGTTTCAGTTTTATACAAGTCGCTTTCAAAGAAGTCTTTCATTGCTTCTAATCTTTTTTCTACGCTTAATGCACTGTAATCCAAACTATCACCTTCTAACTCGCAAATAATTGTTCTAATTTATAACTAAACCTTGTCCGCTTTTTATCACTAAGTATTTCTGTTCCATTCTCTATACACCACTTAATTGGTATTGACTTTTTTTCAGTGATTAATATAAAAGCTTTTAATTTCTTGGCTTCTATTGCATATGTTCTTTCTATATCTCTGAAATTTATCAAGAAATACGCCTTAACATTTTGCTGCTCTATCTTAGACATTTCTTCAATTTGATTTTTTCTTATGCAGCTAATAGGTAAACTCATTCCAGTATGTGTTTTAAGCTCTAGTAGATATAATTTTTCTATACCCATTACCATGAAGTCGCATATGTTTGAAGGAGTAAACCTTGTATTCTCTCCACCTTGCCATGTTCCAGCACTATCCCTTAATCTATAGATAAAATACTGTTGAGGGACTGACTTCTTGAAATCTTCTTCAAATCTTTTCCCTGCATTACTAGACATAGAGTTTTTCTCCCATACATTTAATAACTAAGTCTGTCCTCTCATACCCTTCTTTGTATCGCTTCAAAGTCTTTACTATAGCCTTTGTTTCACCCTCGGATATTTCTAGTGCATCTTGTATTTCCTTCTCGTTATAAAACGGTTTAGAGAAGATTTCGAACAATTGCTTTTGAAGTTCTAACTTGTACTTTAGATCTATTTTTCTATTCATGTGTGGAGAGTTATTCCCCCTATGATGTTCTGAACATAGATGCCTTTTATTAATTTCTACATTTACCATATACTTTGCCTGACTTCTGAATACTACATGATGCTCTTCAGCTATTCTTCCGCATATCTCACAATATTTCATATACTCGCCCCCCTTAATCTGTCGCATATTGATAATTGGGTTTTATTAAGCACTTTTCCGATAGCAGCTGTACTATATCCTTTTGAATGAAGCTCTAACATTTTCATATTTTCTTCTTCAGTCCATTTGATATGGGTATCTCTAGGTATCGGTCTATAAGGTATCGCTAGATCATATATTCTTCTCTTTATAGCTGCTTCAGTTCTATTAAACTGTTTTGATAAATCATCATATGTGTATCTGTATAATTTAAGTTTTTCTTCAAGCATCCTATCTTCATCCGCTGCCCATTTCCTATTCCAATTAAGATTACTTGGATTCATCATATCAGCTTTTCTCTTTTCTTTTACCCAATCAGGTTCCTTTCCTAATATTCCTTCTTCCCATTTAGCAAAGCTTATCAACCCCTTATTTTTTTCAGCCCACTTCCAAAACTCATCTAAATCAACCTTGTCTGTTTTATACCTTCCTTGTTTTAACTTAGTTGTTTTGAAGCCATGTTTCATCCATCTTTCCTTTATTGCATAAACTGATATTCCTGTTGCCTTAGAAAATTGATTTATAGAAATTTTTTCTCCAGATAATCTACTATCACCAAGGTTTAATTTTTGAGCCATTAGTTGAATTGCTGGTTTACTTCTATTTAAATTTTTAGCTATTCCATTTAAGCTCAGAACTCCCCATTTTTCTTCTAAAAATAGTAGTTCTTCATCTTTCCAAGCTCTTGACCCCATTATCCACCCTTCTTTCATACATCCATTTATCTGTATATATTGATATATGGATGTTAATAGTGTCTTTAATAAAGCTTAGCCTTACTTATCAGCTAAATTAATGAACTTTTGTGCCATAGCAGCTACTTGTATTGCTTCACATGCTAACAACTCTGCATGCAATTTCAACAAGTGTATTGACTCGCTTGGAAATTCGTCTCTCCTAACTGCTCCCCACACAATATTAAGTTTGCTTTTTATACGCTCAAGTTCTTCCTCCGATTCTTCTACTTCCTCTTTTAATACTGCATAGCCTTCATGTGTTGAATTAAAAGGCTTATATCCATACTCTTGGCTAGTCCTTATTAACTCTTCTTGTATGTCACTCTGAACGGTTTTTAATAGCTTGTCCCTCATAGGTTCCTCCTATATAAACATTTTTATAAATTCTTTTCTGTTAACATCTAGCCTTATGCAAGCTTCATCTAGTGAGCTGCTTATACATTCCTTATAATCTTTTCCTGTTCTCTCTGCTTCTTGAAGTGCAAGCTCTGCAGCTAAATTCTTAACCTTATTTTTTAAATCTTTATCTTTCATTACTGCTCCTTTCATCAATTAAGAAATCTTTTTATATTCATGTCTTACTGTTTCGTCGTTGAGTTCTGCATATATTAATGTCGTTTCGGGTGATTCATGCCCCATTATGTGTTGCAGAACTGGCAAACTCATTCCGCTGTTTAGATTATGTGTTGCGAAACTGTGCCTAAATAGATGCGGATAAACTGATTTTTCAAAGCCTGCCCTTGCTGCAATCTTTTGTATCTCTCTTTCTATTGCTCTTCCTCCAATTCTTCCATGCGGTGCTCTAGAGGATACAAATAGCGCTGGGCAACTGTCTGTTCTTGAAGCTAGATATTTTTTAATTAAAATTTTTGCTTTTATGCTAAAGTAAACTTTTCTTTCCTTATTGCCCTTACCTATTACAAATAGGCTCATTTCATACCAATTTATGTTTTCAATGTCAATGTCAATTGCTTCACTGAGACGAACACCTGATGAAACTAATAGTTCTACTAAAGCCTTTTCTCTATCGGTCTTACAAGCTTGTCTCAAGTTTTCTACCTCTTCATCATTCAACGCACGTCTAAGTCTTTTAGGCTCTTTAGTCTGCTTTATCTTAAGCGTAGGGTTTTTAGTAATGTATTCTTCTCCATGCAGCCAAGCAAAGAATGATTTTAGTATAGATATTTGATTATTCATGCTGCTTGGCTTCATATCCTTACATCTTTGTACTAAGAACATTCTTAAATCTGTAGTAGTTATGCTAGATAATGGCTTTCGCAAGCAACTAGCGAAAATCAGTAAATTATTTTCGTAATTATATAGAGTTTTCTTACTTAACCCATCCAGCCTTTTTACCGCTAAATACATTTGTAATTTATCTTCTATATCACTCGCTACCAATGATGTTTCTTGTGGTATTACATCGTATTTGTATAATACTTCCTCTGCTATATTTCTGACTTTTATTTGATCCATATCTGGAAATTCTAATGATAATCTTCCCACCAATTTAATTACTACTTCATCCTTAGATGTTGTTGAATACATTACTTCAACCCCCTATCTTATGTTTGCTTAAATCGTGAATTCCTTGAAATGCGTCTTAAATTTTAAAATTAATCATATTTTCATTTGGGACATATTCTTCTAAATTATTACTACATTTACCCTTTTTCATGTATCTGCAAGACTTGTCGTTATCTTGATGAATACACGTATCACAAACGCTATATTGACCATTCACACTAGTTTTAATTAATAAATTTTTAATTAAATCAATATCATACATAGTTTATTTATCCCTCCAACCCTTGAAAGCGAATAGCGGAATATCATTATTCTCCATAAATTCTACTAATTCGATAATTGAGTCTAATTCAAATTGTTTTATCTCGTAATCCATCCCTATACGGTCTCCGCCTTCTGGATGTTCTTTTAAGCGTTCATTTATTCTTTTCTCCATATATCCCCTACGTCTATATAATTCCGATTTAAATTTATCAAGGTCAAACATAGTAATCCTCCTTATGCTTCACAATATTTTTACTTTACGTAATAATTATTAAATAATAGTTATTATACATTGTCTTTACGTTTTACCAGCTCAGGATTTTCGTAGATATTACCGATAACTTCAATTCCATGAGCTCTTATCAATACATTTAAAAAAGTATATTTACAAGTTTTCTTTTCTGAATAGCCGCAAAACATCCCATCTGTAAATACT